ACGGTGGAAGTCTCCGCTGATAAGATAGTTCAGGGCATAGTTGCCTGTTGAGACCCAGTCAGTGGGGTCATTGAAGCCAATACTTAGGCCATCAATGCTTTTGGTAATTTCTTTACGAAATTTTGAAATGTCAAATGGTTTAGCCATGATAGATCCTTATGTCAGTTATTTGTGTTCCATTATACGCAATTTTTTTCATTGTGTCTACATCGCGAACTTGTCCAATAGGTATAGTTCCAAGTCCCAACGTTTTGTCATTAACATTTATGTTGTGTTGTTCGGCCCAGTTATAGAATCCTGATTCAAACAAACTGGTGCGGTCAGGGTCTAACCAAATAGCAAATTCTGCGCTGTAGTAGTGGCTGTTTTTGATCCCAGCATAGTCAATAGGTAAACCATCAACATAAATGTCATGATATGTTTTACCTAACTCACTGTAATTTATAAAAACTGTTCCAACACTTACTTGATGATCAAACAACGCATAGTCCTGGGGTTCCAAGTCTTGACGGGTGTAACATTCCTTGTCAAAGATCACAAACCAGGGCCTGCAATCACTATAAGGTCGTTGTTCCAATCGATGCACATAAAAGTTAAGATCGCGTATAGCTGCTTTGACGTCTGTTGGGGCTAGTTGGAAAAGTTTTGTTGGCTTTCCAAACTCACCACTGAGTTTTTCAAAACAGATGTGTAACTGATTGTACCAATCTTTACTGTCCCAGCTCTGTTCGTCAGCAACAGGCACAAAATCATGTTTTAGAAAACGATTAATTGTGTTGATTGCTGCTGACAAACGTGCTTTTGCTTGCGATTCGGTAAGAGCATGCGAAAAAGAATCTTGTTGGTTGATCGAACACACGGCGTAAGTTCTTTCCAGTAGTTTACACCAGCGTTCCACGAAAGGGTTACGGTAGAGATCTACCGTAACCACATTGTGGTGATCCACCACAATATCTAATTGCATTACTTCTGTTGACGAGCGCGGATTAGTGCCAGAATGTCTTCAGCTTTTTGTGCTGGTTTAGCAGCAGATTGCACTGGTGCAGATGCAGCCGGAGTGTCGTCTGTGTCAAAAGGGGGATCATCCTCGGTCACAGCAGGCTTGGCTTGAGCAACTGGTGCTGGTGCAGCAGCAGGTGCTGGTGCAGCATCTTCACCGGCGCCACCAGGTGCTTGAACACCAGCAGGACGGAAGTATTGGCCCCAACGTTCAGTGTCATAAGGTTGACCGTCAACGCTGGCTTCAAACATTTCCTTGATCACACGCAGTTCAACTTCACCAGGCTTCTTGGGCAAGAAGCTGCTCAAATCATACAGACCATGCTTTTCAATGGCTGCTTGTTCGGCTTCTGTGAGTGCAGACTCTTTACGTGCCCACTTAGAACCGTTGTAGTCAGCAAAGCCGCCTTTGCTGCCTTTGGTGATGCGGAAGTCCAAACCGCGCAGATAGTCGGTTGGCAGTTCTTCCAGCTCAGGATCCATCAATGCGCCTTTGATGGTTGTGAAAATCTGTGGGCCAATGATGAATCGGCGGATGGGATTTTCTGGGGTCTTGTCATCGGCCAAGGGGTTCTCACGAACAAAGCCTTGGAAAATGTAACTGCGCTTTTTCCAGTACTTGCGACCCATGTCTTCAAGGCTCTTGTCCTTGAACCAGGTACGTACTTCTGCCAAGATTGGGCAAGCTTCGCCCCACATCTCAACGCAAGGTACTTGAACCATTACTTGTTTGCTTTCCATTTCTCCCTTGATGCCGTTGAAAGGCAGTCGAATCATTGCACGTTCGGCCCAGAAAAATGTGTTTTTGGAGTTACCGTCTGGAAGGAAACGGATTGTAGCTGATTGTCCTTCTTCCATGTTCCAGTGGGGATAAATTGAATTGTCACCACCTGTGGATTGCCCACCTTGTTTTTGTTCAGCTGCCTGTAGTCGTGCTCGAATTTCTGCTAAAGATGCCATAGTATTTTCTCCTTAATAAGTTGCCTATGTAGTGTTGCCTATCTAAAATTTTAGATCAATGTTGCCTGTGACACACAAACAAGAAAGCGCATACACCAAGTAAGTATATGCGCTCTTTGCCTTAGTGTCAAGTTTATTTATGACTTACTTGCCCAAAGCTAATTTTTTCATTCGATCCAGTTCGCTTTCGTAGAAGCTGTCTGTGACCGCGCCGCGACGATCCATGGGATCGGTTGAGTCTTCTCCCACAACCGGTGCCACTGCACCAGCCACAGTGCCGCCCATGCTTTCCATGTAGCCACATTCGGCTAAGCCGTGTTCGGGGCAGTATTCGCCTTCCATGGTGTGGTTGCAGCCACCTTCAGCAACTGTTGGGGCATCAAAACCACTCATGACTTCAAATGTATTGAGCACATCACCTTCGGGCAAACGTGGTGCAAAATTTCCAGTTCCAAGTTCTTGGTCCAAACGCTGAGTTACCCACTCGTATGGATCGCCAGTGCGAGCTTTCATTGTACCATAGGGCATTTCGCCTGCGTTGGCATAGTAGTCATACAGTGCGTCATACAAGTCGTCGTCTAACTCACCACCTTGCTCAAATTGAGCTACTTCGTGTTTGAAACGATCCAAAATGTGATCTAATGTTTCTCCCGATTCGTCAATGATGCGACCTTCTGTGATTCCAGCGTGGCTGAGAATTTTGTTTAGCAATTTGTCAGCAGATTCAGCCACAGGGGGTGTTGCAGCAGGTTCAGCACCGGCTGCTGGAGTTGGAGCAGGTTGTGCTGCGCCCTGTGGTGTTGTGTTGAGCTGAATACCTAGCTCTTGCAATCTGGCTTGCACATCTGTGTCATCCCAAACGTTGGCACGGCCATTTGATTTGGCAGCAAGATCTTCCAAAATGTCAAACAACTGGTCATCACCAATTACGTCATATAGTTGTTCGGTGGCATTGGTAGCATCGGGGCCAACAATGAGTTCTTTGCTCATTAGCTCATTGAGCTTTTGTTGTGCTTCGGGATTGTCTGGAAGGGCCCAGGTTCCTTCAGAAAGTCGATTGACCCAACTTTCAAAAATGTCTGCTTCTTTCATTTGTTGTCCTTGTTGAATTTTAGCCAATACTGGCAAGGCAGCTTCAATTCGGCTGTCTAAGGTTTGTTCAATGAACATTGTTTTGATGTCTTGTACCAAATCTTCATGTTCAGTAATGGTTGCTGGATGCCATGATTCAAAATAGCTTGAGTATCCACGGCTGGTTCCAAGATGCTTTAAACTTTCACGCAACTGTTTGTAGTATGCTTGTGCCTGGGTCGCAAGATCTTGAGTGGTTCCTTCTAAGATGCGCTGGCTGCTGGCACGATTGAATCTGCTGAGCACAGCAATTTCATTGACCATTTCAGTGATGTGACACCCACGAATGTCGTAAGGTTTGCCACCTTGTCGCACATGCTCTAACATAGCACGGCCGCCCGCCAGGCTGCGGAAACCCAGTTTGAATCTTTCACCGTCGGCGGTTTCAATAAACAAACTTTCCACATGTCGATATCTGGCATCGTTTTCGCCCAAGGTTTGATTGTGGCGAATCATGAGTCTAGCCTCAGTGGGCTGGCCAGCATATGAAACTTTGCGGGTGCCGTAGTAACCTTCAAACAGCCCTTCTTGAATGGCTGCTAATCCTTGCATAGTATACTTGAGTTGATTGATATCAGAAGTGGTACGAGTCCAACGATTGCGCCTAGCAATCAACCCAATGTGTTGCAAAAAGTCAAAGAATTCTTGTTTGTCATCGCCTTCCATGGTACGTCCCAAATTGTCACCGTACATGATTTTGAGATCGTTGTCCACGTCCATCACAAGCACCATGGTTCCGTAATTTTTTCCTGTTCCCGATACATAGTCAAAACTAAACATTTTGGCATCATCCGCTGCGGGCGCAGGTTTTCCAGTTTTATCCAGCATTTCGGGCTGTATGTCTCGGGTTGCTAAAAAGTCTAGCAACTGTTGTGATAGTGAATTCTCTGTAGCCATGGTGTTGTATTTAGTTAAACATTGCTATGAATGGGAATGGTTCAATGATGTTATCGCTGTGATCTTTAAGGTGTGTATCTAGTTCAGAGTGATACGTTTGCAGCAGCATTAGCATGCGTACAGCCAGCAAGGATGCCATCACAAGGTCATCAGTTTCACCAGGTTTGGCAGCATAACTGGTTCCGTGCGCCACAAAATTCTTGAGTTCGCTAATAAGAGACTTTGATTGTACTTTCATACGACCTGATTCGATCAGTATTTTGATTTTGTTACAGGCTGTTATTTTTGCTTTGTTTGTGGTGTTAAACCCCTTGCGGAATCTACGTCCTGTGGTACCTTGCACAGAATTGTCGCTCAAGAAGTAGCCAGGGATGTTTTCTTCTCCGTACTCAGCAATACTAATCAGCGCAGCTTCTCCCAATGTATTGTTTTCTACACTGTAGTAGATGTTTTTGTCATTCTTGGTTGTAGCATAGAGCTCTTTTACAATATCAGCCAATATCTTAACTTGTGTGGGAACATCAGTGCGGTTGTGTTTCCACTCAGCAACTTGAATAGTTGTATCGGCTTCAAATACTTGTATGGCCGCAGGATCTCCACCGGTGCCCAAACTAGGATCCAATGCTACAATATACATTTTGTTGGGATCTATGTTTTTGTACCAACGCACTTGCCCCGACTTGCGTATAGGCTCTATGCCTTCGAGTTCTAGCAGTTTAATAGGACTAATCAGTGTTTCATCGTTGATAACGAATTCGCAGTCCATCTCTCGTCGGAAACGTTCTTCGCCTAGCTGTGCTCTTTGCTCATCGGCCCATTTGTCGTCACGGTCCGGATGTTCACGCCAGAAAGCACGATAAGCTTTGAAGCCGTTGATGCCCACTCCACCCGGTCTTGGGTTTCCATACTCGTCTTCGGTCTTGTTGGCGCCTTTCCAAATCAACGCAAACTGATCTTCGTCACTGTTTGGAGTTGAAGTAATAATAGCTTTACCACCAGTGCTCAGTGTAGGAGTAATAGAAGTCCAAAACTCTGTGGCAATAGTGGGTCTAACGAACGCAAATTCGTCCAGGTACAGCAGTGTAATAGACATACCACGACCAGTGTTTTCAGTAGTTGTCTGACTTACAATACGACTACCGTTGTCAAACTCCAGCGAGCCTTTGTTGTAACTTGTAGCACCAGCTCTAATGTGGTTAGGGCACAGTTCATATGCGTAACGAATACGCTGCATGATTTCTTGTGCGCCCAGGTATTTGTGTGCAGCAATAAGAATAGTTGAGTCAGGCACAAACATAGCGTACCACAACAAGTAACCAGCAGCCGATGTTGACTTACCTGTCTGTCGAGGCATTAGCGAGATTGAAAAACGATTTTTGTGATAGTTTTCAATCAGCCTGCGCTGATATTCAAACGGATGGTACAGCATCTTGCCCTTGACTGGGTGCTGTATATAGAAGAAGTTGTCCATGAAATACATGGGACCATCCACAGGATCAGCGCACCGTGCAAACTCTTCTAGTTCTTGCTCAGTGTATGTTTCTTTTCTGTGCGGTGCCTTGACCAGCACTGCATCTAAACCTGGTTTAATACTCATTTAATATTTTCTCTGCTAGCAATCTATGCCCCAAGGGGCCAGCATGCATGTAATCTCTTGCATACTCAAGTTCTTCACGACTGCGAGTCATTTCTTGATCTGCATGTTTAATTATGCAAGGAATACGGTATCTGTGGCACAGAGCTTCAATGGCCAAGCAATTTTTGCGCTGGTTAATTTTGGCATTGTCATCTGCACTGAACCAATTCTTTAAGAAAACGTCATGCGATGCTCCGGGTATTTCGCTCATGGGCATAAACACATCCACTGGCGGAGACCCATTGCTTGTTATCAGCTCCACTCGACTGCGTGGCGGGGTCAGCATACAGACCAACACAGGCTTTAGTTTTGGTATCCAATAC